TATTCTTCGGATCTTCCAGCCAATTAAGAATATTCTTAATAACCGTAACCTTAATTAACCATCCAAAAAATTCTACTACAGGTCTAAGAAACCCATTCAACCATCCAAAATGCTTTTTAGCGAGACCCTTTTGTTTACCATCAGGTTTAACTGCTTTGCCTTTCCCACCTAATGACTTATCTAATTCTGCTGCTTCTTCAGCTTCCTGATCTCGTTCCCTTTGTTCTGCTCTACGTTGTGCCTGTTCTGCTAATATCCTATTTGCTGCCCCTTTGACAGCAATTTGTCTCATATCCCATACAACGTTACCTATACTAGCAACAGTATTACCTAATCTATTAGTAGCAGTAATAGATTTTCTTGCAGCAAAAAGTGCTGGTGTAATTTTACCCTTTACTCCAGCATTTACAAACTTATGTGTAAATTTATTTGCCACTATTATTTACGTTGTTGGTTGACTCGCTCTTCCTCCATTCGTTTATTCTCTTCTTTAAGATAATTCATTAAGAGTTGCATATAGATCTCTTTCTCGAATGGCATCAAATTATCAATATATTCACATGACCATTTATGATGGTGCATTAGAGCAAAATTAACCTCATAGAAGGCTTGTAAACTCTGATGGAGTAGAGCTATCCGAAAAAAGCTGATAGTCCTTCTAGAGTTATATCACTCACTACTTTAGTTTTAGGATTAGTTACCTTAACAGTATGAGAAAGTTTGGGCATAGTATCAAAGAAGTTTTGTACTTCTTGGAACTGCTTACTACTCAATTGGTCAAAGAAATTAATCATCTCTTCTTGAGGAGTGTCCAGAGCATCATATACCTGTTCAGCATCAGCAATCTGTTTTACACAACTTGCTGCCATTTCAAAAACAGAATCTACAGTAGGTTCTTCATCTTGGAAATTCATTTGAACGAATGTATCCAAACTAGGGTATCCCATAGTTAAGATAATATCTTCACCCAATTTAATCTCCTTCTTATGCTTCTTGTCTTTTTTAACTTTGATTTCATTCAAAGGTATTTTAACAGGTACTTCTGTTACTCCATCATCAGGGCAAGTCACATTAACTTCAACAGCCTCACCAACTGACTTGGTACGGATTTGAAGGAATACAAATTCAATATCAAAAGTAGGTAGATCATCAATATCATGGATATCTGTACACTCTACAATTATATTCTTAATTGCTGTTACGATATCTTCTTGACTACCTGTTTCTGTTGCTAGTAAAAGCAACTTCTCTTCTTTAACGAGGAATGGTCTGTAATTAACAGTTCTGCCGTCTGAAGGCAGTTTCATTTTGTACTTAGGTACATTTAATGTAGGTAATGGCATTGTGAATTCAATTCAGTAAAATTATTTATGGAAGTTCTCGGAACCTCCACCTTTCCAAGGACTATGTTTTTCAACCGCTAAACGGTACGCTATTTCATGTGGTGTTTCTTCTTTCTTTTCATCTTGCGGTTCTACAGAACTTGGTGCAAGATCTAGAGGTTCATCTGTTTTTGACATAGGCCAACTATCATAGGGGTGAGGTACATCATCAAACCACGTATCGAGTGGTAATTTGTGTAATGGTTGTTTCATTCTACCATATTCCGAGTGATTTTTGTGTAGCATCTACAGAAGCAAATATCTGTTGAGCATCAACAAGTGGATCATAATAATCATCATCTCTTGAACCCAGTCCAGGAATAGAAATTTGTGTCCTGATACCTGGTTCATCAAAATCTGCTCCTGTGTAGAATCTGTAACGTTCAAAGAAAAATCCTACTGTAAACGTCATAGGACGATTTGCTTGGTTATTTAACTGAGTTGAACCTAGATTATAAGGAAATGCCTGTTGCATCTCCCAACTTGCGGTCAATTTATAGTTATATGCTTTCTGTGGATGTCTATCATTAGGATTCCAACCTTCTATCTTTTCATTCTGATTCCTAGTTTCAAATGTATAAGGTTCTTCACGTTGTCCACCTTTCTCCCATTTAAAAATCATCATTCTGGGAGCATTATAATAATCATAATAATCACTATACTGATTAGCATCAGGAGCCATTAATGATATCCATCTTTCAAAGAAATTCCTACTATGTTGAGACTTGGGTGTAATAAAAGTTGCAGAGATCTGACTGAAAGCAGAACCAGTAGCATATTTGGTTGCAGTACCTATATTAACAAGTGAACCAGTTGTAACCTGTTTACTTGGTGTACTAATAGTTTGACAATAAAAATTTAAACACTTACCTAACATTCCACCTTTACCACCTGAACCAGGCATAAATGTTGAATCTCTATATCCAATAGTATCTGATATTACATGTCCGTTAATACCATCACGTGCAGTCCAATTTTTTAAGATTGCTGGTGGTACGATATGTATTGAAAATAGATTACTAGACGCTGGAGAATAATCCTTATCCTTTAAGGCAAAGGACATGAACTCCTGTAAACTTGGATATGTCGATCTAGCTTGCTGTTTATGTGGTATGTCTGAACGCCAAGGCATTATACTCTAAGCTCCTTTTCTGTAATGATCATGAACTCCATATTGTAATCTTTGCAAAACTCCGTTGCTGCTTTCCACTTCGCATTATTGACACTCCAAGTGACAACTTCATTAATATACTTTTTGGTGACCCTCTTCTGTGTTTTCGGTTCCTTAGTCTGTCTTAATGGTTTAACCTCTACTATAAATTTCTTTCCATTAGATTTAACGTAAAAATCTGGAAAGTATCTATGACGTTTACCATCAACAGGTGAAGTATAGGGTATAATTACTTCTTCACTACCCCATTCGGTAATAGAAGAATTAGAATCACAGAATTTCATGAACTTAAGTTCCCACCCTGACCGATAGACTATATTATGATAATCACCCTTATACTTATTAGGTTTTTTAGGAAAGTACTTTCCTCGCTTATAACGCATAAATAAATACAGGTCACGTTAATATTTAGGTAGTTCAGTTGTCAATTTTTAGATACCCATATAGAGCTCCTGTATCACATGGAGAACGCCATAGAGATGCTGATGGTGCAACCTATGCAATCGACTGGTGTAGATTTAAAAGTTTTCAAATGTCATTCCAAGATGACAACGCAGCATTTTACGGTGGTAATATAGGTTCAGTTAAAGCAGATAGAGTATATGATAATGATACGGTATACATTAATATGCCACCAGCATTATCAACAACATACCAATCAAACTATAGAACCGTAGATCTCGGAGTTGGTGGTATTGCTCTTGCTAACGCAGCAGCAAATGTAGAAGGTGAAATAAATTTTGATAAATTAGCAGAAACAATCCAAATGGCTGCAAAAGCAGCAAACCCTGAATTTGGTGCAAGTGCAATGGTACAGGCAGCAAACAGTATTAGTGGATTTTTAGGATTACAAGGTAGTGTTGATATTAACAGTTTAGAGCAAATGACAAAGGGGAGAATATTTAACCCCTATACGGAACAAGTCTTCAATAACATGAGTTTCCGTAATCATAACTTTAGTTTTAAGATGCTTGCAAGAAACCCTACAGAAGCAGAGAATATACACAATATTTGTACATGGTTTAAGATGGGTTCTCACCCAACATTTGAATCTGGTAAATTAGCAAGAAAAGTACGAGCAAAGAAATCCCAAATTGGTAAAAAAGGAGCAAAATACGAACCATTTGATGAAACCATCGATGCATTGAAAAACCTATTTGGATGGAATAACAGTGAGGATGACCCTTGGACAGGAGGAGGTCAATTAATGACAACTGCTGAAGGGCAAAGATATTTCCAAGTACCAAGAAAATTTGATATTCAATTCTGTCGTTTTGACTCTCAAGGATCTCTAGTATCTAGTGGTGGTGATATGGACCGTAACCTACATTTCAAGATTCATCCTTCAGTATGCACAAACGTGACAGTAAACTATACTCCAGATAACCAATATAATGCTTTAAAAAGAGCAGGTGGAGATTCAGTGCTAAATGTACCAGCATTAGTATTGAACGTTCAATTTACAGAGACTAAACTACTCACAACCGAAGATATAGCGAAAGGTTACTAAATATGGCATATTTTTCACAACTACCAAATACCTATATTGGTGAAGGTCTTACAGATGAAGAAGCATTCAAATATCGTCTTGTCAAGAATATCTTCAGAAGATGTAAAATAAGAGATGATCTTGAAAAATACACAACACTCTTTGAAACTACATCTATCCCAGATGGGACTAAACCCTCAGATCTCGCATTAGCAGTTCTTGGAAGTACAACTCTTGATTGGGTAATACTTATCGTAAACAACATTACGGACGTATATAGTCAATGGCCAAAAGATGAATGGATGCTTCAGGATTACTGTCAGGAGATCTATGACGATCCTGATGGAATTCACCATTATGAAAGTAATGAGGTTCTATACAATGATATAGTTTTCGTCAAAAAGGGTATAGAAGTCAATTCTACATTTAGAGCAATATTGCCAGATGGAACAACTAAGACAGCAGAGGAATCAAGATATCCAGTAAGTAATTATGAGCACGAATCGTATGAAAACGATATGAAGAGACTTATGCGAATACCTACAGGTCAATTGACAAATATGATTACAGACGAATTTGCTAATTTGGTTGCATATGAACCACATTCAGAATTAGACGATCAGAACAATAAGAAGACAGAACTGAATGTAGCACAAAGATTTATAGACACAAGAGGATACATTAGTGCTAGTGTTAGTAATCAAGTAGAACTAGGCACAGTAACATCATATGATAACGGACCAGGTTCCTCAAATATTAACGTATAATAAAAAAACCCCTACAGGCAAAAAATATGCCGAGTTTTTTTCGGGGTTTCCTGGGAATCAAAGATCGAATAATATATCAGTCTTGCATGGGACTTCCTGTCCTGTACCGTGCGTTAACCATCATGGTCTCTAACTCTAAGACATAGTTTGTGTTGTGCCATCTTGACTCCTTTATATCATCCATCGCCTTTGATACTTTACACGGTTGTTGATTCTCATGGGTGAAATAATCGCCTGACATTTGTATTGTGTTGAATTCTACACACTATTTTATAACGAAACCCTCATAAATTGAGGGTTTTTTATAATGATTTAAGTTTTGCGTGACAAATGGTAATAGTAACACCCATCACCATGAGCACCGTACATAGGTGCATAAGTTCTTCTATTAATATGAAATTCGTCTTCAATAATCGATTCAAATCTATCAGGAGTGTAACCGTAAACTGGTAACTTACCTTGTGATACATGGAAGATAGGTTCATCAGAATCCTCTCTTCTAGCGAACACTCTGATAAACATTTTACTATTTGATACACCCAATAGAACTCTGTGATATTCTTCTATAATTAAAGTAGCATCTCTTGGATGATTCACATGGAATGCTCCAGCATCAATAAGATAATCAAAACTACCAGTCTTAAAGGGTAGATCTCTGATATCACCATGCACAAAGGTAGCTTCTGGAATCGCTTTAGCGGCTCTATCTACTACAGTCTTTGAAAAATCCAGTCCCACTACTTCACATTTAGTTGCAAGGTACTTGGTATTCCTACCATCAGCACAACCAGCATCTAATACTCTTAATGTACTTGGTACATTATACTCCTTAATAAAATTTACTACAGATAGATCTGGAACATAATCATTCTGCACATCCCAAGGCCCACCATCAGGACGTTGTTGGAAGTATCCATCCCAATCTTGTTGCAAAGTCATTTAAATCCTCGGTATGTATGCTTTGTACTTTTCAACTTGTGGTATTACATCTTGCTCAACTCTCTCTATTATATCATCAACTACATTGACATCTATGTCCATGAATGGAGGGATGATACCTAATATTCTTAACAAACCATCAACAAATAGTGCTAGGCATGTAAACCCAAGTATCATACTGATAATGGTTGCATCTCTATTGTGCTTACGCATTGACTCTTCATCAATAGCACGTGCTTCTGCTAAAGCATCGGAGACCATTTTATCTACCTCTGCTTTAGTATAGAAATCTCCTAAGAATGGTATATCGTGCTTGTCCATCAACCCCCATCAATATCACATCCAATGTGACTACCAGCAACTACACCCAATGGGATTGCCCACCAACGTCCATCTCCTTGTGAGATAGCAGCAGCAAGACCACCACCTAGTATACCACCAGCAATCTTACCATCACCACATTCATTTCCATCACGTGAAGGTCTTCTAACTGGTCTTGAGGGAGGTGAACCAACCCAACCAGGTTCTCTTCCATACCCTCCAGCGATAGGTCTCTCACAGGGAATCTCTACTCTATCTTTAAATGTCTCAACGTAACCTGGATTGTTGTAAGTGCCTGGTACATACTCCTCTCTGTATACATTCTTGTAACAGATCTCAGACTCTGACCATCCTGGTTGAAAAAATTCTTTCCACCCTGCTTGTGCTGGTGTTGCAGACAAGAAAGGTATTAAAAGCAAGGGCGTAAACTTCATAATTCTCCTTTGAATATACTAATTATAGCAGAACAAGAGGGATATGAAGTCCCCCTTGTGCCAGTTTATAATCAGTCCTCCTCTGCTAATGAAGCAAAGTATGACAGTGTATCCTCTTCACCGCTTGCTGGTGAAGCAGCAACTGCTTTCGCTTTGAAATCAGTAACTTCTTTACCCCAATTTGCAGGTGCTACTTCCTCTTCACTCTCGTCAACAACAGGTGCTGTACGTGGTGAAACCTTACCCAAAACAAGACTCAATCTTGCTTTAAGTTGTTCATATGACTTAAAGTTCTTAGCAGCTTCAAACTCAGCGAGTGAGTAGGACTGTTTCCAAATCTTTTCTAGTTCATCATCATCTAGTTTAGCTAGAGTAGCAGGTGCAGCGAACTCTGACTTATCATAGTTCCAGTACCCATCAACCTTTCTAATCTTTACCTTGAAGTCTGCACCTTTCCATAGGTTAAATGGATCTAGTGGAGTCTCGTCAGCAAATGCAGGTTGCATTGCTTCTACTAGTTTGTCAAATATCTTCTTACCGTAGCGGTATAAGAAGACTCTTCCTTCGTTCTCTGGATGTGCAGGGTCACTCACAACATAGATGTTAGAATAGTAAGAGAGTTTTCTCTTCTGTGTTCTAGCAGTTGCCTTGTCAGACTCACGACCACTGTTCCATAGTTCCCTGTTCATTTCACCGACAGGATCATCCTTACCAATAGTAGTAAGAGAGTTCTCGATGTACCACTGACCACCAGGTCCTTTGAAGGAGTGTGACCAGATCTTTGCCCAAGGCATGTCCTCTCCATCTGGAGCAGGAAGGAATCGGATAACGGCATAACCGTTTCCTGATTTATCCAACTCAGGTTTCCAGAGACGCTCATCAGCACCTCCACCACCTTGAGGTTGGTTTAGTTTTTCTATCTCTTGTGTCAGTTTACTAAGAGTACTACCTGCAGAGGCAGCTTTCTTTAGTGAAGCAAATGACATAATCGTATTCTCCGTATTGAGTGTATTTGGTTGCTACTGTGTAATCGTAGCATACTATTTAGGTTAGGTCAAGCTGAGATTTTTCTGCTTTTCCTAACGTGTCTACCATAGCATCCATGCAGTCCAAGAGACTCTTGTACCCGAATGCTTGAGACAAGGCATCAATCCTTGTCCTCATGTCTGCTGCTTCAGCATCTTCCTTAGCAGCAAGAGACAGTCTGAAATAGAATGTCTTCTGTTTATCAATGAGTACCTTACAACTTTCTATATGCTCCAACCTATCCTCCTTTGACATGGTAGGTACTTTGTTAGCAACAACTGCAATCTCTTGATAAGTGTCAAATATATCTTGTAAGTTCTCCTGTACTTGGTCTGAACTGAAAAAGGTCATAAAGGTAATACTCCTTTGGATGATTGTTTCATATAATTTAATCTCTGAGCTTCATACTTCAATCGTTCTTTGAGAGGTTTAGCTAACAGTTTAGGTACTGTTTCTAATTCAATCTCTTTCTCTTGGCAGTAGGTTACTACCGCTTCAATGTAAGTTATTAATCCATTACTTTCATGTACTAATCTCTCAATTTCTTGAGAGAATTTAGTAGAGGTTAGAAACTTATCCTCTAAAACGTTTTCTTTAGGCATTAGTTTGTCCCCTAACAAAGTCTTCAATGTAGGATTTGAGTAGTTGTAGATAGTCATCAAGATTGTACTTCTGAAATACTTGAACAGATCCATCTTCAACCGCAATGAGTGTGACAATTTTCTTTACCTCAATACCAGTGAGTTCGAGGAACATTGCTGCGTACGCAGTTTCTTGAACAAAGTAATGTTCAACCCAATCTTCCTTCTTTTCTTTAGTGGAGGTTTTAAAATCAATTACTGCTAACTCACCATCAAACTCTGCAATACAGTCTACACGACCAGCAAGTCCGAGGTAATGTGAGTATAGGAAGGTCTCCAAACAGTGTATGTTATCAATGCGATCAAGAGTGGTCTTGGCCGACTGAAACATTCTAACAGATAATGGATTATTTTCCAAGTATATTTCAAGATTTAATTTATCCTTAATATAATCCTCGGTGATACTGTGGAATGCAGTACCTCTTTGTGTTGCTCTAGCAGTAATTTGATTAGCCTCATGCTCACCTACTTTCTTTCTCCAACCTGCGAAGAATGCTGCGTTCTTAAACGATGTGATTGAGGTAACGCTCGGATAATATTTATCAGCACCAGGAATTGGGTAAAATCTTACACCATCCTTGTTAACTGGTTCAACATCTATCGGTACGATAGGATCATTAACGAAGGTAAAACTCATTTAGAAACCAAGATTGTATTTTGTGATTAAGTATTGCTTGACCAGACCAGACCTTACGATGTCATCTAAGCCAAACTCTATACAAGTAAAGTCCTTCATCTCCTGAAGGATACGAATGAAGTCTGATATCTTAGACTTCTCGGATTCTCTAACCAGATCTGTCTGGGTGATGTCACCACAGAACATAATCTTAGAGTCTTCACCTACTCTTGTTATTATACTATCTAATTCATGAAAATTCAAGTTACTGAACTCATCTACAATAACAATAGCATTGTCAAGAGTAGTACCCCTGATAAAAGATGTAGACCAGAAGTCAATTGTTTCCTGCGTTCGTAAGTTATCATATAACATATTGAATGAGTTATCATCAGGCATACCAAACATATACCTCACCATATTCTTGTAAGGTATTTGATATAGGTATGACTTATCTTCATGATCACCAGGAAGAAATCCTATCTCTCTAGTAGGTACGAGTGACCTTACCATGTATATCTTATCGTAAGGTGAGGTCTCATCTAATACCTCTTGGAGTGCTAGGTAAAGCATAATGAATGTCTTACCTGTACCAGCAGCACCATGTAATAAAAGATTCTTACCTCTCTTATACTCATCAAAAGCAATTTTTTGATTGTCAGTAAGAGGCTTGATGTCAGTCATGTATGACTTATCAATAGGCTTCTTTCTTTTCATCATCTTCTTTGACATGGGTTGTAGTGGTGCAGTACCATTACCGTTACCGTTACCGTTGGATTTCTTTCTGGCTCTTGGCATTATGTAAAGCGACTCAAGTTTGCAAGTGGGTGTGCCTCTTGCACTTTAGACATGGCTTCTTTAAAACCATCATCCATCTTAGGTTTCCCGTAAGTAGCAGAGGTAGCTTGATTACCAAAGTATCGTTCCAACTCTGGATGATCTTCTTTAAACTGGTCTAACTTAGTCATTGACATAGCAAGTTCAGTAATCTCACCTGTCTCCTTATTAATAAAATCGTACGTAGGCATTGTTGGTAAGTCCTATTGGGTGTGTACATAATTTTGTGCTTCGGCAATGATTGGGAACTGCTCTATAAAGATCTCCCTACATGCTTCAGCAATGTCCATATGTTCTTTCTGAGTTCCATGTGCAGAACGCAAATCGATATAGTGCATCCATGAACGGATACTACCTGACATATAGATTCTAGTGGGTGTTGCTAATGGAAGTACAAATCTTGCACACTCCTTTGCAACTCCTGCATCTAGTAATGAATTATATAGATTCATTGCCTCATCAAAATGATTAGCAATCAGTGCTGAATACTCCTCCTTCTTCTCTGGAGGTATGTCATCATTACTATTTTGTCTGTTCTTTAAGTCCTGACTTCTTAATTCTGGTACATCAATCTTACTATCAAGTAGATTAGTATCAGCATATCGCTGACTAAACTCTTGGAAGGTAAAAGATCTGTGTCTTAATACTTGTGCAGCAAGACCTCTAGTAGTTTCAATCTCTAGGGTCATGAATGCCTGTTCAAAGATAGACCAATGATGATGCTTAATACAATACCTAAGTAGACCTGCTACGTTAGGATTGTCCTGATTATTTGGGTTGGATACCCTAGCAACATAACCAATAGTTTTCTCTGCGTCAGGTGTCACAGAGATCAAAGATACCTTAGTCATAGTCTATCTTAACTGGTTTGTGACTGAATAAAATTCTGGACATTAGATAGATACCAAATGATTTTAAGTATCCTATGGTTGCTAGTCCAAATAAACCAGGCATTAATGCATTCCATAAGAACATTAAGATTAATGGTTTAGTAAAAGTTGCCACTACTTCTGCTCCACGCTCGATATCCTTTCTATCTGCTGGAGCATTGGATTTGTACACACTCATGATTTTGTCTTTGGTTTCTTTGGTGGATGAGGTTTCTTCTGATTGTTCCATTGTCTTGGATTAACTCTTCCAGCAGTTTGCTTAAGAAATTTAAAATTCTTTTTGTACTTATCATAGTACGTATCAAAAACTTCTACCGCACTGGATGACATTGTAATGTCATAAGCAATCCTATCCTCCTTGGTATACTCTACGCAATAGGTATTATAAGGTAGTTTTGTATCTTTTGCAAGGGTAGGGTCACAATCTTCATGAAGAATGTTCAAGATCTATTACCCCATTCTATTTGTGGGAATGCTTCTTGCACTACCGCCTTAGTAATACGCTTATACTTTTTGTTCAGTTGTCCATCTTTAACTAAGACAAGAAGTTCTGCTTCTTCTGCTGCTAAACCTTCTAGCAGTTGAACAAACATAGACTCACGTTTTAAAGACTTCAATGTATCTTGACCGCCTTTAACAAAGCGATAGAACCCCTTGGATTCTTGCTCCAGTCGTGTGTGATCTGTTCCTACAGGTGCATCGTTAGGTGTGTATGGAACATCTCCTTCAGGGAGCATAGAGACTACACTCTCATCATAATTCCAAATCAATAACATCCTAAGTGCAGGGGAATTGTTTCCCTGAAGAAGTTCTACCTTCTCCTTCTTAGTTTTAGCATTAGAAACCTTTCGTAAGATCTCTGTAATAAGTAACCGTGAGTTACTATTTTCAAGTCCTTTAGCTACCATAATTAATCATCATCCTCATCGAATTCAGTGTAAAAATCTTTTTCTTTGCGAAGGTAAATTAATTCGTCGTGAATTATATTACCGTTAGCATCCAACATTTCAGGATGGATAACAGCTCTAGCATAGGCAGCGTTTTCAACATAGTCTTCAACGTATCCTTTTGCTAGCCATGATACCGTAACCCCTAAAAGGAATGCACCGATTACCATTAAGACAGTTAATGCAATTTCCATAGGTCTCCTTACTACTGGTTTTATTTAGAGAGTTTCTTTCTCCCTGGTTTACGTGATGCTTCATATGTCCAAGCATCACTTAGTATACGGTGAAGATACTTTCGTAACTTTCTTGCTCTAGGTTTACCTAGATGACCATATGCTTCTCTAAGTTGACAGTGTTCATTGTCTGAACCACCTTTGATATACTCATCAAGATCGTAAACTAATAGAGCCAATTGTCCAGCAGTACTAGAATCAATAAACTCCTTAGCTTGCTTACGAGTTGCTTTCATATGCTTTAGATAAGTGAGGCAATCAAACAAGTACATTTCTCGTTCAAAGGCAGCATCTATAGCATGTTCAACAAGGTCGTAAAGTTCTTCCATCAAATTAGATTTTTTTCTTGAAGGTATTTAACAGTGTCGGTGCATCCACCGAGTTTGTCTGAGTTTACCAGTACTTGCGGAAAAGTGCAACCCCTACCAAATTCTCTTTGGAAAGCTTCACGTGTATAATGTACTCCCAGCTTGTATTCTCGGTAAGAAATTGATTTCCCATCAAGAACTTGTTTTATCTTTGAGCAGTATGGACAATCAGGTTTTGTATAAACTGCGAAGTTTTGCATGTGTGTTTAAAGAATAAAAAAGGGTGACCGAAGTCACCCTTTATTTAGAAAGTCAGTTCGACTTAGAATACGAACTTAGCACCAAGCTTAGCACCCCAGTTACGGATTGTGTCTCCAGCAGAATCTTCTCCTGCAGTAGCACCAGAGATCTCAGCATAAGCAGCAAGAGACTCAGTAACAGGAACAGAAGCACCGATCTTACCAGAAAGTTCTGTTTCTGTATCGTCAGCAGTTTCTGAATGAACTAGTGATGGACCACCTTGTACATAGTAAGCAATCTTACCT